ATACCTAGGTTTTTAATAATATTCGCAGCGCCTTGCACATCACCTTTGTTAATTGCTTCAACAAGGCCTTTTTTGACAAGATCAGCGGTTGAACCTGTGCTATATGCATATAATACTAATGCTGTTTTTTGTTTATCATCTAATTTATTCCATGCATCACCCAAAGGTTTAGCTGCAGCTGCTTCATACTTTGGTAAATCTAATGACAATAATTTCTTAGTCTGTTCTGGTGTCATCACGGTGCCAATGCCACGTTCACCTTGAATCGGCACTTTTTCATCACCAGCCATGATGAAACCTTGTTTGTATTCTTCTTTCTGTATTTGGTGACCGTAACCAATAGATACAAGGTTCCTTTGCTCCGGTGGATCCCAAGATGCTTTTGTAGATTGACCTTCTTCAACTGCAATTGCATCGGAAGTAGAACCTTTTAATGCTGCAATTGTCCTGAAATCAAGAGCACCAGCAGATGCATCAGCGCCAGCACCAGTAGCAGCTGCACCAGCGGCAGCACCACCAGCGGCAGCAACAAATGGATTTTTAAATATAGAAAGCAAAGAACTAAAAAAACTAGAACTGGGTTTAGCAGTTTTAAATGTTAAACTTCCAGCAGTACCAAAAACATTACTTACACCTTTAGATTGTGGTGAGACATTACGTTCTGTGGGTGTAGTTGTTACAGAATTTCTTCTAGAATTTGTTCTAGCAACTCTTGCAGCAAGTTCAGGATTTTCTTCTGCACCAATATTAGATACTTTTTCTAATGGTGTTGCACCCGCTTCTTTAGACTCGCCTCTGAGTAATCTTAACAATTCTTCATGCTTACGTTTTTCTTTTTCATGTTCTTCTTTTTTGAAATCATTTGTTATTTCTTTTTGTTTAACAATATCGGCATGAGATTTTTTATAGAAGTTAACAATTTTAGCAAGTACGTCAGCAACACTATCACCTCTACGCATTCTTTGACTTCTATCTTCAGAGATATTGGTAACATTAGGGTCTACATTACCAACTTTTTTATTGGACGTTGATATAGGTTTCACAGACTTATTTGAATCTTTTTTACCTGATAACTTATCAACAGTCTTATTACTAATTGGTTTGCCAATAGCTTTCTTTATTGTTTCAGGTTTAAGCTTCTTTCTTACTTTACCAAGTTTCTCAGTAGTTTCTTCACTTGGCTTAGGTCTAAAAAGTGCAGGAGTACTTCTAGGTGTACCACCTTGTTTTTGTCCGCCACCAAGTAAAGAAGCTATTTGTGTCATCTGCTATTGTTTCTTTGTTTAATTTTCTCGTTTTCTTCCTCAATATATTGTGTAAGCATAGCAACATAAACATCACGTTCCCATGGCATCATGCTTTCAAGTTCTGTTAAACTATATTTGTGATGTTGCATAAGTGAAAAATTCGTCATGTAATAATTTCTTAATGTATCATGGCGAAAGACTAGGCGAAAAAATCTTCTAGCCCTTCCACTTCTATGTGGTGCTGGAATCCACATTTTTTGCAAGTCATGTCCAACATTTTTGTCATCTTAGGAAGGTTATTAAAAAAGTTTTCAATCTTAGAAAACTGCTCTTGGTTCAAAGATTCAATAAAATCATTCAGTTCTGATGCGTCGGTTTCTCTAGCATAGAAATACTGTTCACCATCAAAAATATGTTCAATACTATGCAGAATCATATTGAATGCCATATCTGTTGCAAGTTCAAATTTACCAGAACTTGTAATCACAGAATATTCTGGATACTTTAACTTAATTGAAACTTTATCTGTTAATTGTATTGTGTCACTTGATACATTTGACATATCAACTTTGATATCAAGTAAGTTAACTTCTGATTCCATCATTGAGCCACAAACTTTATCGTCTACAATATTCTCGCAACGATATTTGTTAGTAACTATTTCACCGACTGATCTTGCACGGAGATTCAAAAAGTAAAACTCAACATCAAGTATTGGTAATGAATCAATATCAATATTTTCTGTCAAGGTACAATTGTGTAGAATCTGTTTGATGTTCTTTTCAATTGTTTCTTTCTCATCAGACTCCATTGCCATCAAGAGATTACGTTGCTCTTTGACAAGAAATGGTCGAAAACGAATATGTTTCTTACTCAAAGGTAAGTCTATTTCGTATACTGGAGAGTCTAGTTTTGGTAATGCCATAATATTTCCTCATTCAAGTTATTAAGGTGGTGGTGCTGGTGTGACAAAAGCAGATCCAGGCGCTCTGTTTTGTACAAATGGATTAAATCCCGGTGTTGAACTAGGTATCCCCAAATTTGTTGCTGTACTTTGTTGAGAAGAAGATAATGCTGCAGCATTAGTCTGTATTGCTGTTGGTTGTACAGACGAAGGTACTGGTGTTCCTGTAGAACCATTAGGCACAAAACCTACTGTATTATATGCTGCACCAAATTCTCCGGCCGTAAAGTTTCCTATGTCATTAACTGGAGACGTTGTTGGTATAATTCCAGAGTTATTCAATTCAACCAAATTATCATTTTGCCAGTAATCATATGCAAAAACCACAGATAGTTTATGATAACTATCAGTCGACCAATCCAAATCTAATTGATTGACCACAATAGGATATGCATTAAAAAGATTTACCTAATAAGTTGGAATATCAGATAAATCATATTGAACTACTTTAATGTCTGAAACAAAAGTATTTTTATAACTAAAGTCAAAAGTTAATGTTGGATTAATTACTTCCATCCATGCATCAAAAAACCTCTTCTCAGACATATCACCAGAAACTATAAATGTAAGTGTCAAATCATTATATGAAGAATGCATTGGAAACTTTAAAGTTGGATTTGATCCAAACTTTTGATCTACTGTACCAAAAGTTCGGCCGGGCAATTCTGCTGTTTCGCAACGGAATGTTAATTTTCTTATTACTTCACTACTGTATTTCAAAAAAATTTGTGGAACATTAATTGTAACATTAAACTTTGATGGTCTTGCAACCTCATTATTAAAAGATTTTATAAAATTGTTAATACTTGGCATTTTTATTCTTTTTGGTCTTGGTTAAAATGAGCCATATGTTCTTTGTACTCTTGAACTGAATCTCTCCAGACTGTGGTCGCTTTTGCTCCTCTAAATTGTTGTAGAGGTAACATTGTAGCAACATCCCACTCATTTGGATGTATCATCAACAGTTTTGATCTCATATGCGGAATCAAATAACGTTTGAGACAAGGTTTAAACTCCGCATAACGCTTAGATGCATTTAAAATATCATATGATATTCTCATACGTTTAATGTCGTGGTCTGCATTTAATTGTGCGAATTTCATTAACTTTGTTAAAAAAGCAACTCTAAACTTTAGTGGCAAATAATGTAAGTTTAATCCAAGAAAACCATCATCGTATTTTTCTAATACTAGAACCATTGGAAACTTATCCCAATAGTCTAATGTTGCTTTTGTTTTTGGATCATAATAGAAACAATACAACATGCCAATTTTGGCCTGCATTGATCTTCTCAAAGACTCGCGGCTAATTGCTGTAGCTATTTTATCTGGACGTTTAATCTCTTGAACTTTCTCATTCATCCAAGAAATAGCATCCCTCGACAGGGTTTTATGTCCGGTCTTCTTTTTTTCTTCAGCTAAAGAGGTTAATTTTGATGTTGTGTTTGATGTTGCCATGTATTATTTAGTTCACAATCCTAACTCTTTTTCAGTCCAAATTTGAAATTCCCAGTTACGATCTAAGCAATATTCTTCTGCCGCTTTCCATTTTGCTTGGTTTACACCCCAAGTAACCACCTCATTGATGTATTGTTTTGTGACTTTTTTTCTTTTCTCTGGTTCTTTTGTCTGTTTTTGTGGTTTAACTTCAATCAGTATGGTTCTCAGTTTATCATTCTTTGTTCTAACCTTCACCAAAAAGTCAGGAAAATATCTATGGTACCTTCCATCAACTGGAGATACATAAGGTATAATTAGTTCTTCAGATGCCCAAGAAATGATCCCTTCAGTTTTGTCTAAATAGGTCATAACTTTACACTCCCAACTGGAGCGATAAATAATATTAGTGTGATCACCCACATACTTGTGTGGATTTTTAGGTGTAAATTTTCCTGAATAAGCCATAGTAAGTATATATTCTAATTAAAAAAAATGCCAGCATCAATAGACCAAACATCATATCAATCTTCGCAAAGTAATATAAATGCTTTACAAGGTCCTTTGGCTTCGTTGTATAGAAACAATAATAAGTTGGATACAATATTGCAGTATCCAAGTGATTTGGGTTCGCCTACAAAAAACCATTATGTTAAATTTTGGGTAAAACAAATTATTCCACAAAATGCAACTGTAACAACCACCACCACAAATGAATCGGTTAAATCTGGTACAATTGCACAACCAGGAACAGGACAAACATTAGGTACTTTTAATATTCAGCCACAACAAACAAAGCCTGTTGCATGTATTTCTCTATATATGCCAGATACTTTAAATGCAACATACAATGCTTCATATGATGAATTGAGTTTAACTAATGAACTTGGTAAAAATTTAGGAAATTTACAAGCTATAAGTAATTTTTTGGGTGGTGCTGGTAAAAATAAAAATAGTGCATCTGGAGTAGCATCGGATGCTTCCGTAAATTATGGAACCTCTAAAGTTCTTGGTAATATAGCTAGTGTAGCTGGTGCAGATGCTCAAGGTATTTCGGATATAAATTTGCAAGGTGGTGGTTTTACGGTAAACCCACAATTACAAGTTCTCTATCGTGGTATTGGATTTAGACAATTTCAATTATCATTTTTGTTTACACCAGCAAGTCACGATGAGGCATTAACAGTAAATAAAATTATTGCGGCGTTTAAATATCACTTTGCACCAGACTTATTGACTGCATCTCAAAGTGATAATGGTATGTTTTTCATTCCACCATCATATTTTAGTGTTGAATTTATGATAAACAACCAGGAAAACATATATTTACCAAAATATGGCGATTGTGTATTGGCAGACATTGATGTTAACTATGCACCAAATGGTTTTGCAGCACATACTGATGGCGCACC